GAATATGTTTTCCTTCAATTTGAATATGTTTTCCTTCAATTTGAATATGTTTTCCTTCAATTTGAATATGTTTTCCTTCAATTTGAATATGTTTTCCTTTATCTTTATTTTTATGCGCTTTTAAAATATGTATAACATTATGATGTCGTTTTAAATCATATTTACGTAATGTTTTATATTCACATAACGCACAATGAAAATATTTAATATCCATATATAAAACTGGTATATATTTCTTTCTTATATGTGCGTTTTTTACATCATAAATAATTGCGTATTTTGCGTTTTTTACCCCTCTCTCCCAAAAATATTTTTTTTATTTAAAAAAATCAATTGTTTTTTAGATATATAAAAATAAATATAATTTTTAAAAATTATTTATTAACCTTCTTAATTTTAATACAACGTCCAGTCTTAGGATTTATAACTTTGCCTTCTGGACATTCTTTTGGCTTTTTAACATCCTTCTTAACTACTGTCTTAATCTTAATACAACGACCAGTTAAAGGATTTAAAACTTTACCTTCTGGACATTCTTTTGGTTTCTTATCATCCTTCTTAACTACTGTTTTAATCTTAATACAACGACCAGTTAGAGGATTCAATACTTTACCATCAGGACATTCTTTTGGTTTTTTATCTGTTTTCTTATCATCATTCTTAACAACACTCTTAATCTTAATACAACGACCAGTTAGAGGATTCAATACTTTACCATCAGGACATTCTTTTGGTTTCTTGATATCAGTCTTAACAACTTTCTTAATATCAGATTTTCCAGATGATCGATTAAGTTCTAATGATTTATAATCTTTATTCATTTTAACATAAATAATTGTTCTAACCCCTTTGCCAAATGAAAAACACTGATTATTATTATCAGTTTTATCCAAATTTTTTAATTGACAAATTCTTGGATTTAAACAAAATTTAGATTTTGGATTTTTTACATCCCAGTTAAATTTCATTAATTCGCACGGCATTCTTTCATGTATAAACAAATTTTTATCAACAATGGCAGGATCAAATGTTGTTCTCATCCAACCATTGTAAACATATCTGTTATTTTTACAGGAAATACCAGCAATAGCATGTCTTGATGTTGTATTATTATAATTAGATAAAATACATGAATCTAATATATATTTATCTCCATTATATTCAATTACATCTTCAAATTTATCAAGACCTTTAAATTGTTTTTTACTATTACTTAATTTAATACTTTCAGAAGTAACATCATGAGTTTTATCAATATTTCGAACCATTGCTTGAAATGCTGAACCAATAAAATCAACTGTAAAACAATTAACCAATAAATAATCAGGATTTGATTTTATTTCTAATAATTCTTTATAATTAGGTAATAATTTTATTTCAACATTATTACCTACTAAACTTTTTTTATAAAATTCAGTTGTTTTTATAAGATTTATATAATAATCATTTTCTTGAAATCTATCAAGTGTCATTGATGTTTTACCTAACAACTTTAAAAATTTAGGTAAATACATATAAAAAAACCATCCTCGTTTTAACATATACTTCTTATTCATTTTGTCAAGATCAGTTAAATATTTTTTTATAATAACTTCTGGTTTTAATAATTTATAATATTCCATTGCTTTTTCGCGTGATAAATAATTATTAAGAAGTATATCATTTATAACATCATAAAAAATATTTTTATCTTTATTTTTTTTATAAATATTATCATGAAGTAGTAATTTACGCGAATTTTGACTATATAAAATAGCCATTAAAATCGCATTAAACCAACAGGTTCCAATAAACTGTGGAATTGTAACAACATTATTACAAAACTCTTTACTATCCATGATCTATAATTATTAATTATAAAAATAATTGTTTTTCTAAATTAATAAATGATATAGCTCCATTAATTAATAATTTATGATGAAAATCTTTTATTGTCCCTCTTTTTTGTGCTAAAAATTTATCGCGTAATTTAATTATCTCATATTTACCAATTGTATAACATAATGCCTGTGTTGGAATACAAATATATCTATTAATTTCATTAATATTATCTTTTTCACGTTTTGGTAAATATTTATTCATAAAATTTAAAGCCTTTTTATAAGTCCATCCATAATAATTAATACCCGTATCAACAACTAAACGCACTTTTCTTAATAATGTATATTCATTCGAATCATCATCATAATTATCAACATATATTTCCATATAATGGGCAAATCCTTCAATTAAAGCTAAATTATTATAGCCAAATATTTGATATTGTTCTAATTTATATTCTTTCATAAATAAATATTGATATTGGTGCATACATTCATGTGTTAATAATGAATGAATCGATGATTTTGTTGCTACATTATAATAATATAAATTGATATAAACATTATTTTCAGATGGGTCATAATAAGCCAATGATGAACTTTTTTCAAGTGATTCTGGGACTGTTTTGATTTGAAAAGGAGTTTTTGGTTTATAATGAAAATATTTATCAATTAATACATCATAAACATACATAGAAATTCGATTACAATCTTCAAAAAAATCTTCTCTTGATTTATAATTATCATTATTAATCTTTTTTAATTTACTATTTTTCAATAATTTTAATCCTAAGTTATGTATAAATTTCGGTGATTTTTTCATTCCCAACATTTTATTAATTAAAAATCGATAAATTGTTTTACCATTTTTAAGATGACATAAACCAATTGTTTTACGACATTTAGGTAAATAAAATTTTTTAACAAATAAATATAATTTCTTAAATTTATTTATTTTTTCTATTTGTTCTAAAAATTTTTTACAAATGATATAAGGCACTGTAATTTTCAATTTAACACCTTCTTTAATTTTTTCAATAATAGAATTTATATATTTATTAAAATCGTTCATTCTTGATTTTTCATATTTTTTAGGATAAACATTCTTATTTTTATTATAAAAATACATTAATTCGTTTTCAAATGAACCAATTATAAAATATAAATTTAAATTATATTGAAAACCTTTTTTAATTGATTCTAAATCTAATTTTAATTCTATATCATTTGAAGCATATTTCAAATATTTCAAATATAATTTTTTTAATTTTTTATTATATTCATTGCCTAATTTATTTGTATAATGTGCCACCGCATGTTTATCTCTTTTCCCAGTAAAAAAACTAAATTGTGAATCTATTTTTAAATTATCTTCATAATAATTTTTATAATAATTGACCATATATTCTAATAATTATAATTATTATAAATAGATGATTGGTTCTATATTTGCTATTATATTTTTATTAATTCTTGCTTATTTTATGTATAAATTTTTACATTATTTAAGAGATTTTACACATTATCTTAATACATTTACAATTTTTAAGATTTTTAGAATTTTCAGAATTTTTAATATTTTCAGCAATTCTCAATAATTATATATAATTATTTATTAATAATAGAGAATGAGAATAATAATTACAGGTATTATAATATTAATTTTTTTAATATTTTTATTTATATTGTATCAATATTCTTTTAATAATAAGGTTGAAAAATTTACAGCATCTACAACAAATTATGATACCATTGAAACATTGATTGATGATAATATGTTACCATCAAATCCAAATCAAAAAATTCAATTAACTGAATATGATATAATTAGTATATTTAAAACAATATTAGAAAGAACTCCTACATCCGATGAAATGAATAAATTCGCATATTTTGATACATCACAATTAAAAGAATATTTATTTAATTCACCCGAATATGATAAATTAATTAGAATACAAGATAATCGTTATAATAATGATGTTGAAAGTTCAATAGCAAAGAAAAATTTATTAACCAGAATAATGAAAATTTATAAAGTTGTTTATAAAAAAGATGCTCCTGACGCAATTGTAGAACCTTTAAAAGATTGCTTTATTCATTTACAACTCAATGATTATCTTTTTATTTCTATGCTTGAAAATATTAATTATATAAGCTTTGAAACAGAAGTATTATCAACCTATGTTTTAAGTAAGAAAGTTTTATTAGATTTATTTAATAAATATTTCAATGTCTTAGAATTAAAAATGATATCTCAACAAAAAATTAATAATATTAATAATATGGAAAATGATATTGATAATGATATTACTACAATTAAAGAAGATATACTAAAAGTAAAAGATGTTTTAAGTAAAGATATTGATTTAAATGATTTTATTAAAAATACTTTTCCAAATGTTTTTAATGTTCTTTTAAAATCTGCTGTATCTGATTCTGAATTATTAGATGACAAAGAAAAAATAAAACATTATCTAAGTATTATTGAGCATTATAAAAATACTACTGAACGCCTAGAAATGCCTGATAAAACACAAGAAAAAATTCAAAAACTTCCACAAGACACTGAACTATATTATAGAATTTATGATCCAATTGATTATAAAGCAACAAATAGAGATGTTAATAAAAGACCTCCAATCTGTACAAGTCTTGGACAACCCCAATTAACACAACCAATTTTTACAGAATCTAAATTATTATTTCAAGGAACTGATTATGATAAGGCTTTTGAAGAAACACAAATAGGCAGTATAATGCCTAAATTTATATATAAGGAATATCAAGATGTTAAAATAAATTAATGCTTTTTATTAAGATTTCTTAATAATTTAATTTCTATTTTATTTTTTTTAATTTGATCATTATTAGATTTAATTACTTCTTGAAGTTTTTTAATTTGTTTTTGGATTGTTAGTTTATGTTGTTTTGCTTCTTCTTGTTTTTTTTTAATTTCTTTTTCACGTTTTTTTAATTCCTCATCTTTTTTAAGCTTTATTTCTTCATTTTTTTTAAGTTCTTCTTCGCGTTTCTTTAATTTATCATAATTTTTTTTTATTACTTCATTCATTTGTTGTTTTCTTGCTTCCTTTTTTTTTAAAATTTTTTCCATATAATTTAACTTTTCTTCTTTTTTTTTAAGTTCTCGTTCCTTCTGTTTAAGTTGTTCTTTATAAAACAAAAAATCTTTATCCTTTGGCATTCTTATTTTTCATAAATATTTTTTTTAATTATTACATATATATCTCATAATAACATTCATTGTATATAATTCTTGTGTTAATAATTTAAACGCGTATGGAATTCTAATTTGAACAATATTTGTCGCATTCTTACAATGATTACATTTATAAATGTTCTTATCAGGATTTACATTAGCAATCATACCACATTCTTTACATATAAATACTCGATAATTATCAGCACAATCTAACATCTTTTCTTTCAAGAATGAAGCTGTTCCGTGACCAATGAAACAATCACGTTCCATTTCACCTAATCTTAGTCCGCCGCCTCTTGCTCTTCCTTCTGAGCATTGACGAGTAAGCATAACAATGGGTCCATTACTTCCTCTTGAATTTCCTGTCCAGATTGCTTTACCATTTCTTCTAACCATAAATACCTCACTTGGAACTTGGAGACAATATACAGAACCCGAGTAATTATAAATTTCACAATTTCCTCCATTAGTAATAATATTGGAGAGTTTAATGATAACTACTTTCCAGCCATCATTAAATTTTGATTTGTTTCCATTCCATCCTGAATGAATCAATAGACGCATATAATCATCTGCTTTCTTTTCATCATCGGTATTATAAATATTTTTATGATCATTCATATAATTCACAACGATTCTAGCTTGTCTTGTGCTTAGTTCCCAAATCCATTCTGGCAGGTTACCTTTAATTTCTTTGAAATAATTGTAAAGATATGGTTCAATAATTGTATAATCATTATAATCAATATTTAGTTTTGATGTTAAATAATATAATAATAAGTCATTTTGATTTCTATCAATATAAATCATACCATCAACACATTTTGAATATGAAATTAAGATTCCGAATAATTTAAGCCATAATTTCATATTGATCTTCTCATTATTAATTACCAATTCATAATCAGGTTTAGACCATTTAGCATTTTTCTTATAAGAAACAGTCTTATTAATAATATCTTCTGCCTTCTCTAATTTATAAGGAGACCATTTAACTCCGTCAAATTCTTGAATATACATTCTATGATTAATAGTAACATCTAAGTCAATATTATTATCATTGATCTTATACATCAATCCATTATATTCAGGATAATGATAAGCTCTAATTGGATTTTCATAATTTAGAACATTATTTGTAAGTGTAGCAACCTTATCAAGTGTTGTAATCTCATTAATTGGCTTCCAACCATTAACTGTAAGCACTTCGTGGTCTTTTGTTAAACAATGAATCTTATCAGCAACCATATGTTTCAATCTTTGATAGTAAGTTGGTCCAATGAAAATTTCTGTCTTAATTTGTTCTCCTGTTCTTCCATTATACATAATTTCATTACCATGCTTCTCTAATCCAGTCTGTTCTAAGATTGAAGCAATATTTTCAACAGTACAATTATTAAATGGTGTAGCATCTCCTTCTGCTCCTAAATAACAGCTTACTTTTCCCATAATACATTCCATTAATTGCGCCATTGTCATTCTTGAAGGAATAGCATGAGGATTAATAATAATATCTGGCACAATTCCGTCTTTTGTAAATGGCATATCTTTATGATCATAAATCATTCCAATACTTCCTTTCTGTGCTGATCTTGAAGCAACCTTATCACCAACTTCTGGCTTTCTATTCTTTCTAATTCTAATTTTACAGAATTTATAACCATCGCTATTAGTTCCAACATAATTATAATCAACATAACCATCATCATTCGCCTTCATAACAGTGGAATTATCTTGATAAGTATTCTTTCCATTAATTTTACGAGGCATTACTTTGCCTACTAAGATATCATTTCCATCTACATAAGTATTTTTTGGAACGAAACCAGATTCATCTAATTTTGAATATGAAAATGATTCCTTAATTTTTGTTAAATTTGTAGGATTTGTAAATATTTCTTCTTCTCCTGAACTATGATTCTTAGCACATTGATCTCTAAATGCCTTATAATAAGTGCTTGTAAATAATCCTCTGTCTAATGCCGACTTATTAATCATAACACTGTCTTCTTGATTAAATCCTGAATGTGTCATAATTGCAACGATCGCATTTACACCAGATGGTAATTCATTACTATTCGTATATTTTGATAATTTAGTAGATACAATTGGTTTCTGTGGATAATTGATAATATGCCCCATTGTATCGATACGATTTGTGAAATTACTTGCGAAAATTCCAAGTGCCTGTTTTCCCATAGCACAATTACTAACAGCAAATCCATTACCACCAATGAAACTATGAAATTCACTCTCAATAGTTAAATCAGAAATACGATGATTATCAACTTTAATTTTTTTAGTGAATGGAATGAACATCAAATTCCCTTCAATTTTAATAATCTCTTTAAATTCTTCGAGAGTATAATATTTATTTAAATCATTCTTGAAATGATAATCAGAATATTCAGTATAAGCGACTGTTAAAGCTATTTTCTTCATTTTCTCATTATTATAACGAATTCCAATCTTATTATAAAAGCTGATAATATTGAAGCTTACATCTTCTGGTAATTCAAATTCTTTAATAATTTCATTAACATAAATATTATCAGTTTTATATGTTTCAGTATTAAAGGCATTGCTTAAATAACCTGCTACAAATTCGCGTTTAACTAATTGACTTGATTTTAATAGCCACTTATCAATATTTTTAATGATGTTTTCAATAAAAATATTGAAACTAATACTATAAATACCATCACTGAAACCAATTGTCTTAATATCAATATCATAATCATTCTTATCAATTTCATTATTAAACATTGTCTTCGAATTCATATAATAACCAGCCAGACGACTAATTATAGGCATATGATAATCATCATTGTAAAGTTTAGAATCAATTTGAATACACTCAATAGGTTTATTATCAACATAATCAGCGCCAATATTAATCGCTAATTTAGTTGAACTATTAAATTTATCAACTTCAACCCATCCATCATTTGTCATAAATTTATGATCATAAGTAGCGATTATGCTTCTTCCAGTAATTGTTTCAATTGAATATACTGTCTTGCTTGTAATACGATTATAATGATAAACTACTAATGATTTATCTAGTTCTTTTGTGTTTGGATTGAAACATACAACTTCATCGCCGATCTTAATATCTTTAATTAATTTATAATTTCCATTACTTAACATAACTTTTTCATTTTCATTCAAACATTGATAACAATTTCGAGGAGACTGATTATGATCGCTGAATGGAATATTAACACCCAGAATACCGTTCATAAGACTAGCATGAATTTCGCAATTAGTATAACGAGGAGGCATAGCATTACCCTTAATACCTTTTGTTAATTCTGAATAATTAATAGCAATCAAAGCATGATTTAATTCATTAGTATCTAAATATTCAATAAAACCTTCTTCGTCATTTACATTATTAGGGCAAATGAAGTTATCGAATGTCTTATTATTTGTAAATTCTTTCCATGTCATTTTCTTTTCCCTAAGAATACGATTGATTCTCAGTTCACATCTATGTGTCTTTTCATCATAATCAACAATTAAGAGAGGTCTATACATTCTTCCAGATTCAGTACTGATACAAATACATCTTTTTAGAATATTCCAGTATACTGATGTCATTGGATAAATAATACCACAACGCTTATTATGTTTAAGTTTACTATAAAGATCGACTGGATTATTGTGATAACCAATGATATCGCCATTAATTTGTACATAAACATTATTGGGATTTCCTAATTCTTTGAAATAATTAGTAATCTTTTCACGCGAATTCTTAATACTTTCTGTCTCAATATTCCACTTATCATTATTTTCAACAATATATGAATAACTGTCATCATAAATAACTGTTCCTAGTTCAACTAATATCTGACGAATATAAGTGCTACTCATTGAAATCGAGATAATTGTGCTTAGAGCAATGTTTTTTACTAAGCCAACTGAACCACCTTCTGGTGTTTCTGCTGGGCAAATCATATTAAATTGAGAATTATCTAACTTACGAGGTTGCACTAACTTACCATTCTTCTCAATAGCTGTACTAATTCTTCTCAAATGTGATAAAGTGCTAGCATAAGACATACGATTTAATACTTGTGAAACACCTTGTCGAATATTTTGGAAACTTCCAATACTCTTAATTCCCCAATTTCCAGTTGAAAGTGAATATTTTAACCATGAATCTAATAGTGATTGTTTAAAATAACGATGAATATTATTATCATTGATAATATCAGTTGTAGTATTATTATAATTTGCTCTCCAAAGATTTAATTCTCTTTCAATAAGACCTTTGATTTCCTTACTCATTTTTCCGTAACATTGTCTGAACAGATTGCTAAGCAATACACCAGGACTATCAATACGTTTATTCATATAAGAATCGCGATTATCATAATTATCATAACCAAGATAGATACGAATCATCTTGCGAATCATATAACCTAAGTATAAAGCTTTGCGTCTATAATTCTTACCCACATGAGGCAAGAAATCATTTGTGATATTATCTCTGAGAATTTTAATAGCATTTGTAGTAGTCTTATTAACACCTGTCATAATTTTCATTAGAACTTCTTCAGCTTGTTCTTGTGTATGAATATCAGAAGCATCTTCGCAACAAGCCATAAGCTGACCAATAATACGTTGATTATCTTTATTATCTAAATCATAAACAATATGTTGAATAATTTCTTTATCTGAAATAATTCCCAAAGCTCTAAACATGATAAATACAGGAATCTCACTACGAATAAATGATGTATTGAGACGAATACTTCTTCCCATATGATTTAACTTTCCACTCATATTAAGACTTGTTGTTTTTGGAGGTAGATAAATCGAATCGCTCATAGAACGAATCTCGGCATATAAACCATCACTATTATTATTCGGGGCAAATACTAATGTATCATTTTCATTAATACGATCTTGCATAATTAAAACTTTTTCATTTCCATTTACAATAAAATAACCTCCGTAATCATATCTACATTCATTATTATTACTGTCTCCAATTGCTGGAACCTGATGAAGGATACAAGCAGCAGAACGAACCATAATAGGAATCTTGCCAATGTAAACATTATTCACATACTTATCAATTTTAACAGTGATATTATCTTCATTCAAATATTCGATAACAACATGAACATTAACATAAAGTGAACTAGAATATGTTAAATTATTCATTCTTGCGATATAAGGAGTCATAATAGTTTGTGTTCCATCTGGTAATTGATAAATAGGTTTTGTTAATGATGGATTGAGAACATTAATATTAATCTTTTGAATCTTATTATCTTGTTCATATTGTTTAGTTGATATTTTAATAGGATTAAAACCCGAAATGATTTGTGGGAGTGTTGTGTTAATAAATTTATTGTAACTATCGATCTGATGCTTAATCAATGGACTGATTGAATCAACAGATTTATTATCAATAAAATATTTATCTAAAATATCCCAACAAAATGAATCGGGTAGTTCCATAATAATAATATGTATATCAATTATATAAAAATATTCATTTTTTTTTATATATAAAAAATGATTAATATTCATAAATAATTTTTAGTCACTTAAATGTCTATTTTTACAAGAAAATTAACTATTGATGATATTCATTATTTCGATAAAAAACGCAAATCATGTTCAAAAGCTACAAATGATTGCGATAATAAGATTAGAGAACAAATTTTATATGAGATAGTAAAAGATACTATACCACTTAAATGGTATTCAAGTGTTTCTGAATGGAAAAAAATTAAAAACGAATTTTTACAATCATTAAAAAATATAAGCAATTGTAAATTTAAAAAGCTTGACATTGAATATAAGGCAGGTAGAAAATTTAATTACGATTTTACTGTTTATTATTTAAATCAAAATAATGATATTATAAATGAAATTAATATCGAATTTAAATTTAATTGTAAGAAAATTACAAATTATCCTCAGTTTCTTTCAGTTTCTTCTAAACATTTCATAAAAGGTTTAGAATATGCTGAATATTTCTATGATAATTATTTAACAGATGTTCTTGATTTAATTGATGTTGATGAAATTCCCACTAAAAAAGAATATATGAAATTTATCCATCAAATCGATTATAATAAATTAGATATATTTAAGGAACTTTATGATAATGAGACTAAAATAAAGGATTTAAAGAAAAAGATTGTTAATACTTCGATTAAAACATACTTACAAGAAATTGATGAGTCTTGTTTAGATATTGAAGAAATGAATAATACATTCGCAACAAAACAAATAAATAAGATTTATATTATGTATAATGATGGTTTATTTTATGAAGATTCGATTAGTAAAGATGAATTAACTGTTATAGGTATCGAAAAAATAAATAAAAATAACTGTCTTATTCTTGAAACAAATTCAAGTTCAAAAATACATATGTTATTAAGATGGAAAAATCACGCAGGGATTTTATATCCAGCATGGCAAATAAGTATTAAAAGGTTTTGCACATTTAAAATGTCTGATATAATGTTATTAAAATGATATAAGAATTAATCGATATTATAAGATGGTAGTGATGCAACTCTACCATGCATAAGACCTATCGTTAATCTAAATAATGGTGTGTTTGGAACGAAAGTTCTATTATTTAGGTTATAATTGATTACTTTGTTATCAGAACAAGAAACCTAACGGTGAGATAATCAATTACTAATAAAACAAAAATTAAAAATGAATTCATACCATGTCCACGCTTGGTACTACCCAAATTTTTACTACTTTTAGATATTTATTTTGCTGTTAAATCGGCATTTTAAATGTCCAAAGGTGTAAAAGGTTTTGATTATAATCTTAATCATAAATCGGAAGAATATATTGAAGTTCTGTTGTATTGATAGCATTATTCCCGAAATAAATCATAATAAAATCGTTTGTTTTTTTATTCATAAAACTTTTAATAATTTTATTATATAATTTTTTAAGTTCTTGACGACTAATATCAAATTTATATTTTATATAAATTAAATGATTTTCAATTAAATAATTATCATCAATATCAATAAGACAATAATTGAACTTATACTTACCTTTTCCATAACCTCTATTAACTACTAATAATAAATCATTATTTCCTTTTTTATCTATGAAATTCTTTTTATCATCATTCTTATAATTCACAATAATAAGTTTGTTATCTTTAATATCACTACTATAAATCAACCTTGTCTTTTTATTATCATCTGTTAAAATATCTTTATGTTCATTCCAAGTAATATTACCTACTTTTACTTCAAAGTCCATTTCATCGAGTGTCTTTGAATTTTGATATAAATCTTTTATTTTTATAATATTTTCTGGTGTATTGAAAATGATATGAGAATTCTTCTTTAAATAGAAGAGTTTATTCGTATCAATTTCATTCGATTTTTGAATAATAAATATGATTGTATCTTGTTGTGTTTCTAAATAACTATTATTTGAAGAACAATCAATTATATTTATAATTTTATAATTCATAATAATCATTTCTCTTAGTTTGCTGTAATAAAGACAATTCATGAAATTGGAAGGAAGTATAAAAGCAAGAATACCATTATCATTTAGTTTTTGTAAAGAATGAATGATAAATAGTATAAATAGGTTAGGTCTTCCATCATACAATTTAGAAAACTTTTTATCAATTTTGACTTTTTTTAATACTACATAAGGAGGATTGCCAATAATTAAATCAAATTTTTCATCAGTTGAATATTCTAAATAATCCAAATTTAATAATTGAATATTATTTTCAGAAGAAGATGAATACATTTTAATATTTTCATAAATAACTTTATTTAACTCTATTCCAGTTATTGAGACATCTGTAAAATTCTTATCAATATAATCAATGATCTCACAAGAACCAGCAGAAGGCTCTAAAATAGTCTTAATATTTTCCTTATATATATCAAGATTCGCAAACATCAAATCAATAATATCATAAGGAGTAAAATAAATACCATTGTCTTTCTTATCTTTTTTTGATAAACATTTGGTTAAATCTCTTGATAATTGATTAAATTGTTGTTGATATTTAGAAGACATTGATTTTAATAACAAAAATAATTTATATTTATAATTCATTTTTTTTATTTAATATTTTCTCTTCACCATTGATTATAAAATATCCTCCATAATTTTCTTTATCTGATGAAAACTTACATTCACAAGAACCAACCATTATAGGTATACTACCTAACCAAATATTCTTAGCAGTTCTAATAAGTTTTTTATTATTATTGAAAATATTCATATCAATCTGAACATCATACTCATATGATAATTTATATTTCTTAGCAGTTTCAGGTGTGATAATAATAAATGTTCCATCTTCGAGTTTATGAAGTTTTTTAATGAAAATATAATGAATAACATTTACACGAACTTTAACATCACGATTTAAAGAAATTTCCTTAAATCCTAAAATATTCTTAGGTATTTTATTTTTTATAAAGTTTTGAAATATGGCTTTTTGTTTTTTTATCATTTCATTATCAAATTCATAAGTCTTATCAATCAAATAATCATCTAAAATATTTGAATAAAATTCTGTTTTAGCCATAGTTTCTTTATTAATAATAACTAAATCATTTTTTATTTATCTATTATTAATAATGAAAGATGGAAAAAAAAATAGAAGACTTAACAAAAGACGAATTAAACGCAATTAAAGCAATTATTAATAACCAACCGTTGACATCTGCTTTAATGATGAAAATAAAAAAAGATGTTAATTCTGAATATAAGAATGTTATTGATATAATAAGACTTAAAATAAAAAAAGAAAAGGAGATAAATATGTTCAAAAAAGAAGAAATGAAAAAATATAGAAGTTTTGATGAAAAAAAATCAAAAATATTACATAAATCTTTACCGTATATTAAAAAACCTTTATTTAAACCATTTAAATCATTAAAATCTATTAAAAATAATTATGATAATAAAGCATCATCTGTAAAATATATTGATGATAATAAATATAGAAGTTTAGATGAAAAATATAAAAAAAATATAAGTTTAAGATCAAAAAGTTTAATTGATTCATCAAGAAATACATCAATTACTAAAATAAATTATGATGAAGATATTATTGAAAAAATAATATTATATATAGATAAATATTTTTATCCAGGAAATATTATTAGATATTTATCAATGTTAGATAATAGATTTTGTGATTTTAATGAAACTTGTGATTATGGAAGATTTAAAAAAGACGATGATTATAAATGTGGAACAATTCATAATAATATTTTCTTATATAATTTTTTACAAATTTTAGATATAAAATGTTTATATCTATGTTTTCATAATGGAAAGCATTATATTTCACCATTAAACGATAAGGGGTTTTTAAGTTTTATACAAACAAAATCAAATTTACCATATGATAATATGTTAAATAATCCAAATATTTCTAAAATATATTATGAAAATATCCAATTATCTCTAAATAAAATATTGAAAAAATTTGAAAACGTCTTTTTTAATCAAGAAACAAATAAATTAGAAATACCTTGTCAATTATATGATTTAGTTATTAAACATAATATGTTTAATTATGATATTGAAATAGATTCAATGTTTGAAGTTAAATTAATAGGTATTAATAATAAAAATTTTATTGCTAGTATTATAAATAATAATAATCATAGTATTTCTGTGATAAAATTAAATGATAAAAAATATTTTAATCCGTCATTCGAAACAGGAATAAGCGAAAAATATAGAATTTATGATTATACACCATTATTTAATAATTATTATTATTTGAAAAAAGATTATTTCGCAAATACAGAACATGAATTAAATAAAATAGATATTAAAACTTATGAAGATAATATAAAAGAACTTTATAATTCTCGTTTTATGTATGGTTTAAATAAATCAATATACGCTTATACTGGTGATAATTTACATTTATTTTCAAACAGACATCAATTAAGAAAACAAAAAAAATATAAAATAATGAATGGTGGTTCTAATAATATTAATTTATATATTCCGCCAAATAAAAAAGGGTTTTGCTGGTATTTATCAATAATATCTTCTATTTTTTATGCCGATGAAATATGTACTATTATGCTTAACAAAAGTATTAGATATATTAATAAATCAATTAATCTTTTAATAAAATATGGCGATGAATTACATAGTATTCGCAATGAAACTTTATTAAATTATAAAAAATTTAATAAAGATAAAACTAATATTATTAATATGATGATTTATTTAAATATTTTTGTATATACATCATATTCTACAATTGTTAAAAATAAATTTAATGATATTACTAGTAAAAAAAATTGGAAATTATGTCTAAATTATTTATTTGAAAATGAAAAAATTATTAATTTATGGAATAATTATTTATTAAAATTTACAGCAATTGAATGGCAATCAATTAAGTAAATTATTTTTTATCATTAATGTTTGCTTAGGAATTATTGAATTAATTTTAAAATTATTAAATTTTTTTCTTATTTGTTTTGTATCTTCGCCTGTTATTATAAATTTATTGTCATTTAGTAAACTTAAATCAATATTATTATCTTCATTTGAATATATGAAATCGTATGGCTGAATATTATTTAATTCTGTATTTATGAATTTAACATTTTTAGTTAAATTATGAAGTTCTTCTAGTTGTTCTTTTTTTATCGTTTCTTCTTGTTTATTTAGAAATATATACATCGCAGAAGCTTCTAATGATGACTTATCAATCAATTCACAATATTCATTATATAACCAATCATAATATTTATCCTTTTGATTTTCATTACTTTCTTTTATGTATTCTTGAATATTATTATAAAGATAATTATGATTTTTTTGAATATTTATATAAACATTTATAATTGGACTATTAATTAAATTATAAATATTTATATTTCCATGAATTGTTATAATATCATTTTTGATATATGCCAACAAATTTAAAAATAATATTTCACAATTTATATTAACTCCGTGATAATTATTAATTTCAATTGGATGTTCCAATAAGACCTTATTCGCAAAATCAATATTTTCTTTTGTATTTTTCAAGATTGGAATGGTTATTGGAATCTTTGTTAAAATCTTATTTTTAACATTTGTATTATTATAAATAATATCATAATTATCATCATATTCATCATCTACAACGCAACCATTAGTCTTATTTATATGTAACCTATAATGTGATTTTTTATTAAAAATTTTATTACATTTTTCACAAATAAATTTACTCATAATTTGTAATAATATAATTTTTTTGTTAAAAATATATAAACTTATAAATGTTATATTAATAAAAACCATGTGTGGAATTTGGGCATATATATCAGCCATCAAAAAAGACTATTATGACGCATATTTTAAAAAGATATCTCATAGGGGTCCTGATGCTTCTAGTTATATATCACTTCCAGACATTTCAATCGGCTTTCATAGATTAGCAATTGTTGAAAAAAGTTTTAAAGGAATGCAACCATTTTATGATAAAAATATTATTTTTGTTTGTAATGGTGAAATTTATAATTATATTGATTTGAATATTAAATATGGTATTACTGAATGTAATAATGATTGTCAATGTATTCTTGAATTGTATAAGAAGTTATCATTCAGTGATTTTATCAATGTTCTTTCAAAAGAACTCATTGGTGAATTTGCATTTTTATTATTTGAATTTGATGAAAACAATCGTCTTTCTAAAATTATTGGTTCAAGAGATGTATTTGGCGTAAGACCTTTATATTATGCTAAAAATAATGATAAAGATTTTATGTTTAGCTCGGAATTAAAAGGAATTGCACCAGAATTTACAGATGTTAAAGAATTTCCATGTGGTAATGTTTATTATTTTGATTATATTAATGAATTTGAACAATATTATGATATTTCTAATAATATTTATGATACTAAGGTAGATCCTTCATATGACCTATCAAAAATTAAAGATACTTTAATTGATGCTGTTAAGATTCGTTTAATGGCTGATAATCCTGATGAAATCGGTTTCTTTCTTTCAGGAGGCTTAGATTCGAGTATTATTTGTTCAATCGCATCTAAGCTTTTATATCCTAAGAAAATTAGAACATTTTCAATCGGATTTAAGGATTCTACTGATTTGCCTTATGCCAAAAAAGTAGCCAATTTTATTAATTCACAACATAAAGAGATTATTATAACCGAAAATGATGCTTTGAGTGTTATCGATGAAGTTATTTATGCTACTTGTTCATATGATATTACTACTATTAGAGCATCTTGTGGACAATTTTTATTAAGTAAATATATTAAAGAATATACAAATATTAAAGTTATTATAAATGGCGATGGATCCGATGAAGTTTTAGGTGGCTATATATTTAATTATTATGCTCCTGATGCTGAAAGCTTTCATAAGTCATGTTTAACTTATACAAAAGAGATTCATATGTATGATGGAAGAAGACTTGATAGATGTCTTGCTTATTTTGGATTAGAGGCAAGAGTACCATTTTTAGATGTTAATTTTGTTAAAACAATTTGGTCAATTCCTCCTAAAATGCGAATGCCAACTTATTCAAATTGTGAAAAGTTCTTATTGAGACAAGTATTTAATGATAATATTCATTTGCCAATTGATTGTTTATATAGAAAAAAAGAAGCATTTAGCGATGGTATTTCAAGCAAAGATAAATCGTGGTTTTCAATTATCAATAATAAAATGGAAAATGAGAATATTAAAGATTTAAAAGGCTGTCCGTCAAAAGAAGCATGTTATTATAAAAATAAATTTATTGATTTTTTTGGAGAAAGTAGAGTTTCTATAATTCCTCATTATTGGCAACCAAACTTTAAAAATGCGGATGTTTATATTGATCCTTCTGCGAGAGTGTTAAATGTTTATTAGATTTAAGAAATAAACGATAAAATAATGTAAATGCAATATTTGCTCGATTCAAAAAAAGAATATATTGATATAATTTTAGATAATATTACATCGCCTATTTGTAATTCGATTTATGATATGTTTAAATCGTGTAAGAATATTCAAGAATTTCAAAGTAAAATGGCAAATATAAAAAATTGGAATAATTATAATATAAATGAATATTATTTATCAATTTTAAAATTATGTAAAATTAAAAATATTCAACAAATTTTAAATCAAGTAATTATTCTTAATGTTCAATTAAAAACCGAAAAGAAAAATATAAATCCTAATTCAATTAAATTTATTGATATTGATGATTTTATTTATAAATGTCTTGTAAATGCTAGTATTTATTGTTGGAAGAATGCTTATTTATTTGCCCATAAAAATCTAAAACCATCTGAAAAACAATATCATTTAAATATAATAGAAAAAAATATTAAAAAAATAATTAAAAGCACTATTCGAGATTGCACACCATTTGATTTTATTTTAGATAACATAACATTTTTAACTGATTTAGATCCTATTAGAAGACCAGTATCGACAACAAATGAAGAAATTAAAAATATATTTCAAGATTATAATATTGAAGATAAACCATTAAATAAAATTTTATTAGATAAACAACCAGATGAATTAGAAGATGAAGAAGAAAGCGAAGAAGAGGATGAACAAGATGAAGAAGATGATGAACAAGATGAAGAGGAAGAAGAAGATGAAGAAGAAGAGGAACAAAGTGAAATTGAAGTAGAAGTTAAGAAAGAAATTACTGTAAATGATGAAGATGAAAAAAGAGAAATTTATATAGCAAGTGATAATGAAAGTATTCCAAAAAAGAAAACTAAAAAAAAAGAAGTTAAACCATCAGACACGCCAGAATCATCGGAACAATCAGAAGATATTCAAACATCAGAAGATGTTTCCGATGAAAGTGTAAATCTAAATGATTCTGATGATATAGAAAGTATTAAATCAATAGATATTTCAAAGATTCATCCTATCACAAGTGATAGTGATGTTAGCATAAAAGAAGAAAATTTAAATATTAAATCGCCAATACCAGCTAAAAGAAATGATAAAAAACTTCCAAAAAAACCAATAAAATTAAAGAAACCTATTACTCCAAGTGATAGCGAAGAACTTACTGATAAAGAAGAATCTATAATAAAAAAATCTAAATCAATTGTAAATGATAAAAACTTGAATGGTTCTAAAAAAAAATTGGTATTTGCAACAAATTCTTCAAGTGAAGACGAAGAAAAAACAAAATTTACGAATAAATTATATAAGTCTGATGATAGTGATGATGATGAAGATAATTATAATGTTAAAACTATAAAGATCAATTCATCTTCCAGAAGTCGTTATTATAGTTAAGCACGACTTGTTTTACAGTTACTATAATATACACAAATTTTCATAACAAATCTTGAAATTAAAGAGGTTGTTATTATATTATTATTTTTGTCATATAGATTAAAATTTAATCTTGTTAATTGCGATATAGAAGGATTTATTACATAAATATTTTCACTTGAATTAAAATCATTGTAAATAGTTGTCATACCTTTATTTGTAGTATTAATATTATTAGTATCTAATACAATTGAATCAAAATAACTTATATTTGTTGTAATTCCTTGTGATTTTGTTAAAACTGTTGTTAGACGATTATAATTATTTAAATCAATAAAAACACTATCTAAGTTGGTTATTTGTGTGGGATCTCCTAATGTTGCTGCCGGTATTGATAAAGCTGAATAAATTATTTTAATTTTATAAACGTCTCGTAAAGGTTCTGTTAAATTTACATAAAAACTATAATTACTAGTTGAACTTGTAAAATTAGCATTAGAACTATCTACTAATATTATTTTATAATCAATTGTTTCACTCATATCAGACATTATTTATATTAATAATATATTATTAATTAAGAAATAATACAACACTTTTCTTTATTTTCAGAATTTATTTTTGTCAAAGAAGTTAATTTAAGTTTATTATTTGAATTTATAAAAACTTTTGATTTCTTATTATTATAATCATTTGAATTATTTGAATTATTAAGATATTTATAAATATTATTTTTCATATATATCAACTATTACTAACACTTACATTTATATAATTTTTATCTAAATTTTTATTTTCTGTTGTAAATGTTATTGAGGGTGTATTTGCCGGTGTAGTCGTAGGAGTTTGCACATATTTATCATTAGAACAACATGTAGGTTTATTACATAATTCAACTATATCAATTGAAAGAGATACAGGTAAAGTTAATTTTCCTTCATACTGTTTTTTAATTCGTTTTTTTATAGAAGCAGGAAATGTATATTCCATTCCATCATAAATTTGATCATAATCTTCGATAATATTTGTTATAAATTCACTTGTAATTTTATCTGAATCATTTGTAAGTTTATTATCAATAACATGAGACAATTTATTAAATTTACCTTTTACTTGATGAAATAATTGAATATGTTCATAAACTTTAAAATTAGATATTAAAGATAATATTAATCCTGTTGAAGAATTAAGAATTATATTTAAAACTTTTAATAATTCTTGATCGACTATTATAGCATTTATAATAACCATAGCAGAATTTGTAACAATTAGAGGAATATTTATTAAATTCTTAATAAATGTAAAATAATTATTAGATTCTTCTGCTAATACTGAACTTATAAAAGCTTTATCTTTATATTGGATTAATAATTCTTTTTGTTGTTCTGTTATCGGCATTTAACCTATATATATAATATTATATAATTATAAAAAATGGATATTGATAATGTTAAAATATTCATTATAAATTTAGATAAAGATGTTAAACGATTAACAAACGCATATGAACAATTAAACAAATATGAATTTAAAAATTATGAAAAATTTACGGGAATTTATGGAAAACAATTATCAATCGATGAAATCAATGATAATACTACTTTTATTGGTAAATTATTAGCATCTAAAAGTATGATAGGATGTGGTTTATCTCATATTAAACTTTGGGAAAAGATTGTTAATGAAAATATAGAATTATCATTGATATTAGAAGATGATTTTGTATTTTACGATGATTTTAAAAATAAACTTAATAATCTTCTTTTGAATGTTCCTAATAATTATGACATGATTCATTTATCATCTTGTATTTTTCATAATAAATATTTAAAATTATATGATATTAATGATTATTTTTATAAACAATTATTTATTCTTCAAACTTTAAGTTATATAATAACATTAGATGGTGCTAAAAAACTTCTAAAATATATAAATAAAGTTAGTTATCATATTGATATTGATATTTCTTTTAAATCAATCTTGAATTATAATCATATAAATATTATTTCTGTTAAAGATCCATTGGTATATCAAACATTTGAAGATAGTAATAATACAGATGATAGAGAATTTCCATTAATTGTAAATAATTTATTAATTCATAAAGATTTAAATTATTTATATAAAACATGTTTGCTAACTATTAATATTGATTTAAATTTTAATAAAATAATTATTTTTATTATAGGTTATTATATGATTGATGTAGCTGTAATTATATTGGTTGCCGAATATATTTACAAAAAAAACAATAAAATTTTTGAGAATTTATTTATTTTAATTTTAGGTTGGATTACAAAACTGATATTATTTTAGAATGTAGATATTTGATCATTGCTTCCCATCTATAATTTGTTAAAATATGTTGTCTGCCTTTTGTTGCGTGTTTATTCATCAATTCAGGATTACTAAAATATTTCCAGAAAGCCTCTGCAAAATCATGAGGATCGCATAATTCTGCTATGCCTCCAATATTATTATTTTTACAATCTAAATATATATTTACCTTAGGTTTAATAATTATTGAAATACCTTCATTTAAAAATTCTCGCATACCTCCAACATATGATGATACCTGTGCTTTACCAATTGCCAAACCTTCAAAACCACATAATCCAAATCCTTCACCATCTGCCGAATTTACTCCAACGTCACAAGCATTATATAAAATATTAATATCACGATCTGATAATTGTTGAGGCATTTTAACAGGAACAATTGTTTGTTTAGCATATTCATAAGGAATACCACGTAATTTACATTCATTTTCTAAAACATCCATTAAATCCCAATAACCATCTACCATAGTGCCAACAACAAGTTTAATAGGACGAGATGTATATTTATTAATCTTACAATCACTTTTATTAAGAGTCTTTTTAACATTAACTAAATAATGTCTTTCTACAAATTCTGCCCATGCTATTATTGTCGTATCCCATCTTTTTCTTGGCTGATTTCTATTTAAATTTAATACCATAAAATCTTCATCATTATATTCATAATATAATCTTGCTACGGATTGATCTATCGGATAATATAAATTATGATCAAAACCATGAGGAAATACATAAATAGGCATATCGGGTTTTATTCCAAGTTTATAAGCTATTTCTTTCCAATAAGGTGTAAAAGCAATAATACCATCATAAAAAGTATTTAATAGTCCTATATAATCTTTTCTTTGATAGGCATAAACTTGATCCATATATGAAAGTAATTTAAAATGAGGTTTCATATTCCAACATTCATTAACTAATGTAGCTGTTAAAGCAGATGTAATTATAGCATCATTAAAAATTATAATAATGTCTTGTGGATGTTTTTTAATATAATCACCAATTTCTTTTTCTCCAAATCCATTTCTTTTAGGTTCTTCACTAGCATAAGCATCATGAATAACAACTGATGGATGAATATCACTTCTTAAAAATGTCTGATTTTGATTATGATTAAAATTTTGAAATCCATAAATTGTTAACTCGATATCATCATAAGCACCCAAATATTTCGTTATATAATACATAACACGACTATAACCATTGCTTTGATGTATATGAGTTCCTGCCCATAATATACGTTTTTTACCATTTTTTGATGGATACCACCAATTATTATTAAGATTATTATTAATATTTTTCTGAACTTGTTCTTTTTCTTTATCAGAATTTATATTTAAGTTCTGTATATTTGATATTATATCAGTATTATTAGAAGGATTAAGAATTTCTATCATTTTTATAAATATATGTAAAAAATCTTTAAATCAATATATGTTCATAATAAGGTTGTAAAATCTTTTCCATTAAAATTTCAGGTGTTATTTTATCATTATTTTCTAAAATTACATTCAATAATTGTTCTGAAAATCCTGAAATAATTGATGTATTTTCATAAGTATTATCAATTGGAAAGTCGTTATAAGTTCCATTTAAGTTCCAATAAATTAATTCAGGAACATTTAGACCTTTTTCAATAAATTTATTCATAAAAATAGTATGTGAATTTTTCATATCAGAAGTTTCATTATTTTCATTTGCGGATTTATCAAATTGCATATCAGTAAAACAAATAATCTTCTTATAAGAAGTTAAATTATTTTCAATAATCATATCAGCAACTTTAATAAAATCAGTATTTAATCCAAATGGAGATTTCATAATTGAAGTAATTTTTTCAGATAATGTTTCTCCTTTAATTGTAAAGAAAACTGGATCTTTTGAAAATGTAATGACTTTATTATGTAAAAAGTCTTTATTAATATGCGCCAATAATAAACCAAGAGCAACTGAAACATAAATAGGTTTAACTTGAAACGCACTATTAAACATAGAACCAGAAATATCTACAATTGGTATAATTCCTTCAAATTCTTTACCATCAAATGTATTTAAGAATGCTTTCCATTCAAGTTCTAATGTTTCATCAACTTCATCCATTTTAAAAGATCTTGTTTTAAGATCAATATATTTCTTAACAATTTCATGAGGCAATAAACCAGTAACTTTCAATTTAACTTTATTTTCTGCCACATTTTTAAGAAATTCTTGATATTTTTCTTGATCATTTTTAATAAATGCTTTCTTATATTTACTTAGTGCCTTTGCTGGAAGTTTTTCATATTCAATAAGTTCCCATTGTTTATTACACATTTTTGTCTCAACCAAATCAAGTTTTTTACGAAGAGGACTAATATATTCTTTACGATATTTTTGTTGATAATCTTTAATTTGTGGAAAAAGATGTTTTACAATTTTAATAACATTTTTCTCATTTGGATTAATAGCCCATTTAGCACATAATGAAATATGTTGTCCCATTTCAAGACATACTTTATCATACTTCAATTGATTCGCAAATAATTCATATTCAAAGTTATTCTTTTTTGTATTATTAATAATATAATTAACATCTTTCCAACATCCATATTTATTAATATAAGTCTCTAAATTTGATTTATAAACTGCTGGATCTTTCTCTTTCAACCAAATAAGACAATAATTACTAACAGTCTTTTCCTTCTTTCCTTTTAACCTATCTCTTGAATTAAAGATGATAGCGACTGTTTTTAGTTTATCTTGTTCCCATGATTTATTTAGATAATTAATCAATTGTTCTTTATTTACATCTCTTACAAGCTGAATAAATAAATCTAAATTTGGGTTGTTTGTTGTTTTAAATGTTTTAGGTGTGTCTTCTTCGATATCTGATGTTATTTCATCCATATTATTTATAATATAGATGCGTTATTTTTATATATTATTTAAAATAGTGTAATGAATAAAAAAGAATTAATTATTGAAATTAAAAAACTTTATCCATATTTCAAAAATTTACAAAAAAAGAAAGTTGCTGAATTGAAAGAAATTTATGAAAAAAACTGTGACAATTTTAGTCTTAAAAATGAAAGAAATAGTTGTTATATGGATGCTTTATTTGTAGCCTTATTTCATGATAAAAATAAATATATAAGTGATTTATTTTTTAAGTCAGATTTAAAGACATTCGATAATCCAAGACTTAATATAATTGCTGCTGGTATTAAATATGAAGTTGAAAATATTTATAATAGGTTATTTAATGTTGGCTCAACAAAAAATTTAACATGTAGTAATTTGAGAAAGTTATTTAATGATTTTTTTAAAATTAATTATCCAACAATGCGTATAGGATGGAAAAGAGATCAATTAGAACCATTAGATGTTATAAATATTCTTGATGATATAATTATTTTTAAAAAGAATTTAAAAATAAATACTAAAATTTACGGAACTAATAAAAAAGGTAAATCAATTGTATTAAGTAAACTTAAAATGATAAGTGATAAAAATATAACAACAAATAATTTTAGTTCTTTTATATCTATCGATAATTTATTGTCAAATGACAAAATATATTTAAAGAACTTATTTCCAAAAACTATAAATGATGTTAAATTTGATGAAGAAAATTTGTGGAAACCATATTCAAAAAATAGCAAAGAAATTTATAGTAGAAAAATAGAAAAGGTAACTTATTTATCGTCAAAGTTATTATTTATAACAGTAAATCGAATATTTAAGATGGGTTCACAAGACGCTGAAAAAATAGATTCAAAGGTTATACCAGCATTAAAACTTAAACTTAAAGATAATGATGATAATTTATATCTTAAATCAATAATTATTCATCATGGATCTGCTGGTGGAGGTCATTATACTACTTTATTTAATTGTAAAGGAAAATGGTATGAATATGATGACATGAAATCTTCTATTGATTTAATTGGTAACTTTGAGGATTTATGTGAATATAATGATAATTATTATTTAAAAAATTGTACAAATATTATTTATTATTAACAAGTCCAATTATTTTTATTTCTACATAAAGGACACAATGGTATATAAATTTCATCTGTATTTTCATAAAAACAATCTTTATTACATATTTGATACCAGCAGTCATTGCAAACCATATGTTTACATTTTAAAATAATCATTTTTGTATCTTCAAGACAAACAGGACAATTATTAATAATATCAGTAATTTCATGACGACCTAATTGAATCGCACAATTAGCACTCATACCATTATAAGAATCTAAAATCCATTTAGGAACTTTTTCATTACAAAATTTATAATTTCTACATCTAATTGGAAAACAACAGATAGAATAACAAAAACCATTATGGTGTCTATGACCGCATTTACAATTTTCATCATATTTATTTGTATCTTCATTAAAACATTCACAATAACACTCTTTGATACATGTTCCATCACCATTACAATTTAATGATGACATTAAGTATATTTTTTAATCATAAGTTATTATTTAAATCAATTAATAAAAAAATGAAAAATAATATCTAATTTTTTTATTCATATAAAAATGCTAAAATCTGAATATGAATTATCAATCAATGATATTAATACACGAATTAAAAAAGAGGTTTGTTATAAAACTTTGAAAGAATTAAGTGATCTAAATTTAATGCCTAAATATAAAGAATGTATTTCTGTAAAAAATGAGATTAAAAAACTGGGAGATATATTAGAAGTATATGTTAATGAAGTAATAAAACAAAAAATAATAGATGATTATTTATTAACATTAATACCAGTAGGAACAAAAGGATCTATAAGAGGCAATAAATTTAATAATATTGTTAAAGAATTTATCATAAATTTATCATTAGATATAACAAAATTTGAAATTTGTTTTGAACAAAAGTGCGAACATCATTTAACGTCTGAAATTCCAGATTGGTATATTTTAGAAAAAAAGAGTAATAAAATTATTATTGGTATGAATCAATTAGATTTATGGGGAGGATGACAGCAAATTAATAGAGGTTCAAAATACTTAGATGACAATAAACATAATAATGAAAATAGTAAACTATTATGTGTTGTATGTAATGAAATACAATTTAAAAGTGAAAGAAATAAAGTATATAAACTATTTCAAAAAGGATTTAAAAATAATACATTGTGTTATTTAAATAACTTACAAAATATAATTAATTCATATTTTAATTTAGCAATGGATTAAATTTAAATATTAATTCTTGTTTTGAAATTGATTTTGGTCCAACTGTATTATTAAAATCATAATTGATTGAAGATAATTTATTAATATTATCACTTATAGATTTATCATTTGTAAATTTTATAAAATAATGCGATTGAATACTTTTTTTATCAATATTTTTATCTATTGTTCCAGCATTAACACCAACGCGACGGAATGATATATCGGGGTTTTCTGTTTTTTCAACAAACATAAAATTTAATGGTTCTATTTTTTCATTTACAATTCTATTAACTTCTTTTTTTTCCCAAATTTGAAATATACACGGAACATTATATTCAATTTTATCTACTAAAAATGATTTATCTGGTAAATCAATTTCGAATATGAGATGAAAATTTAATGAAAATGATTTTTTTAAACTATCTTTTTTAAAGCTTTTTGGTAATATAAATGAAATAGTATCACAAAATTCACATGATTTTTTTATAAATTTAATTGCCATTGAAGACTGACGACCAAACGGTGGATTACCTATTACATGAATTTTACTAAATTTATCTTTAATAGTATTATAATCATATAATAAATAATCTTGTTTTATAATTTCATTATTATCTGGTTCTAAATCATAAAATATAAAATTATTTGATAATGATTTTATTCCTGAAATAAAAGCACCATTACCAGCACTTGGTTCTATAATTAAATCATCGATATCTATTTGAATAGTTTGTTTAACGAAATTTAAACAAGACTCTACAACAGTATCTTTTGTATAATATTTATCAATTGTATTACGATTTAAACCTTTTTTTTGTTTAATTTCCATATTTTATTCTTCTGTTAATTTGGATAATATTTAAATCATTTTTTTATGTGATAAATTATATAAAGATTATTTATAATAATATTATTATCTTGTAATAGGGTCGCAAATTATACCAACAGCAATAATTTCTCAAATATAGAAACCCAGATGGTATAATGTTTTCTATCTTGTATAAGATAAATCCAGCAATTTTATTTTAAAAGTTTGTCTTTCGAGGCGTAATTATGTCAACCGCAATAATTTCTCAATTACAGAAACCCAGATGGCATAATGTCTTCTATCTTGTATAAGATAAATCCAGCAATTTTATTTTAAAAGTTTGTCTTTCGAGACGTAATTATGCTACCAGCAATAATAAAACTGTTGAAAGTAAAATAGCATAATGTCTTCTATCTTGTATAAGATAAATCCAGCAATTTTATTTTAAAAGTTTGTCTTTCGAGACGTAATTATACCAACAGCAATAATTTCTCAAATATAGAAACCCAGATGGTATAATGTCTTTCTATCTTGTATAAGATAATTCCAGCAATTTCATTTTAAAGATGACCTATCCTTCGGGATATAATTATGCAAACAGCAATATTTTTTTAATGATAAAAAAGATGGCATAATGTTTAATTATTTGACAATTTTAAACATAAAAATAAAAAATTGTTTAGGATTAATAAAAATATGTTTTTGATATTTTATCTTGTAGATAAAGATAATTCCAGCATTATAAGTTATTATTAATTATTATTTGTTTTTATAATTTTACCTATGTTAATTATAGGTAAAATTGGACAACATTCCCATAAGTGGTTTTTGAATAAAGTTTGAATTTTATATTCAATCGGATATAAATGTGCTAAACCAAATTTAACATCTTTCAAATATTTTTGATGTTTCTCATCAATCAAATCAATACTCTGAATTGGTAATATTAATAATAATTGTTGAAAAGGTTTTAAATAACTACCATTTAATTTTATTTCTTCGATTGTATTAACTTTAAGAAAGTTACTAACATCTTTTGCTGTTGGTGGATAATTATAAGGATAATACCATGTATAATCTAAATCCATCTTTTTATAATAATTATAAGTCCAGTAAATTCCCTTAATATACATTGAAGAAGCTGTTGATATAGAAAGACTATCAATATTTATATTAATATCAAATAGTCTTTTATAATAATAATAGCGCCATTTTTTAGAATCATTGAACATTTCGCTTAAAATAGGATCTTTATTTTTAATCGCATATTCTTGTGAATTACAACTATAATCTCGTGGTTTTTTCTCGATGTCTTTTGTAATTTGTGAAATAATGTCATTATCTTCAGTTTCGGCAATTTTATTAAATATTTCAGTTAAAGTAGCTTGATTAATTTTATTATTTTCAACTAAACTTCCATTATTTTTAATAGATAATTCAGTAATACTAATTAATTTATCTAATCCACCAGATTTAATATTCAAATTTAATATATGAGGAATGAAATCATTTCCAAGAATAGAACACATAACACAATAACTTTCAATTAAATTAACATCATTCTCTATAAGCCATCTTGGTTTTAATTCAGATATTAAAGCAGCTTTTAAATTATCAATATTAACATAAGTAATTTGTCCTTTATTTTCTCTCATTAAATGAATGTTATTTTTTCCAGATATTAATGATAATATAATTAAATCCGCATCAAGACCATTAATAACAATTGGTTCATTTGAAATATCATCTTTGATTAAATCGAATATTTTATGTTCTCCTTCGCCACTTTCATTACTTCCACTGAAAATATAAGTTGTATTATTTGATTTAATATAATCGTCTAATTTTTTCATAAATTTCGTTCCAGGTGAAATACAATTTGTATCCCATTTTGAAATAATCTTATCGATCTTATTTTTATAAATAGTTAAGTATCTTCTCTTTCTTTGCTGAATAATCTTAGCAAATGGCGCGACGCCATCAATACAAATTAATAATTTATTTGGCTTATATAAAGAATTATAATCATTGATTTTATTCCATAAATTAGTGATTAATTTATCTTCGTTTGTTTCATTAATTGCTTCACCATGAATAATTCCATTAAAATCTATCGCATATATATTAATATTATCTGGCAATTGACTACTGATAATATTTTTATATTTTGTCGTAAGATAATAAAAATAATAAGGAATGCCCATTTTTTGTATATTTAATTAATTAATAATTTATATTTATATAAATCATTTTTTTATTCTTTCTTTTCTTATAGAATAGGAATATATAAATAATGGGATTTTATGATGCTTTCTTTGGCTCAGAACAAACACAATATACTGCTTATGCTATACTTGCTGCTGTTACTGCTATATGTTTAACCGTTTTATTCTCTTCAAGTGATATTTCATTTGGTAATCGATTAGTTATAATTATGTTTGTTATAATATCTGTTTTACCTTCTGTATTATTAACCTTATTTGAATTAACTTGTATTGTTACCGGTGGCACTGAACCTAATCAATGGTGGTGCAGTACCTTTGCTTGGATATTAGCAGCATTCATAATAGTATATTGCTTATTTATTGTTATAATATCATTTATGTCATTATTTACTTATAATAATGCCGTAGATGATGCTAATAAAAATGATAAGAATAATAAACTACCAAAAATAGATTCTGATAAATATGCTAAGCAAATGATTGATATCGATGATCAACAACACCAACATCAACATGCTGCTTATCAACAAGCTGCTTATCAACAAGCCTATAATATTCAAGTACAACAACCTCAACAAGCTCCCCAAGTTCCTCAACAACAACCAGTTGGTTTAATACAATCTCCGAAACCAATAACAAATGAACAACAACAATATATTCAACAATATAATCAAGCCCAACAACAAGCCCAACAACAAGCCCAACAACAAGCCCAACAACAAGCCCAGCAACAAGCTCAACAACAAGCTCAACAACAAAAAGAACCAACTGTTGGAGTTCAAGCCTTAACCCCTGCTTCTGTGATATCTCAACAAACTCAACCTGTTCCAGTTGGTGATTCTGTTAAATCATCTAAATTAGTCGGAAGTGATGTTACAAAAGTAGGAACATATTCCGTTAATTCAATTGATAATTTTGATGATTATAATAGTAAATATGCTTCTTTTAATAATAAAGAATCATTTGCTTGTGTTACAGGAACAGGAGGAAAACCATGTTAATTAATTTAAATTATTTTTTTAATCTTATAAAAAACAATATTTAAGAAAATATTATTTATTAATTAATAATGTAAATAAATTTATATGAAAATTATAAATAATGATAAATCAAATTTTAAACCTCATTTATGTAGAAATTGTGGATTAAACGGACATATTTATAAAAATTGTCCTCATCCTATTATGAGTTTTGGCATAATATGCTATAAAGTTGAAGATAATGAAATAAAATTTCTTATGATACAACGTAAAGATAGTTTATCTTTTATGGAATTCATAAGAGGTAAATATGAATTGAATAATATTGAATATATTAAACAATTGTTATCAAATATGACAATCGGAGAAAGAGACATGATTATTAATATGTCATTTGAAGATATTTGGAATTATTTATGGTTTCAGAGTGATACTACTATTAAAAATAATAAGGAATTTCATGAATCTAAAAATAAATTTGTTACCCTTAATGAAACTAATTTTTTAAGAAATTATATTTTATCTATTAAAGCTATTTATAATGAACAGGAATGGGGTTTTCCAAAAGGTAGAAGAAAAATTAAAGAAAATGATTTAGATTGTGCTGTTCGTGAATTTTATGAAGAGACTCGAATAACAAGTAATGATATTATTGTTATCAATGAAATTTTACCATTTGAAGAAATATTTTTCGGAACTAATGGAGTTATGTATAAACACGTTTATTTTATAGCAAAATTGAAAAATAATAATGTGAATATTAAAATTGATAATATGTGTCTTGAACAATTGCGAGAAATTCGTTCAATAAAACTATATAATTATAATGAAGTTTTATCTCATATTAAAACTTATAATACAGAACGAATTTCATTGTTTAAACATGCGAATAATAAAATTCGTGAATATGAAAAAAAATAAATAATTATTTTTCTTTTCATTCTATCAATTAGAATAAATGCCTCCTTCGCTCTTGAAAAGACAACCAACAGAAGATGATTGTCGTAAATGGCGACAAAGTAAATTATTGAATCCGGAAAAACCAACTAATCCCATTTCTGGATATTCTATTAAATCAAATAGTCCTATTTATAAAGAACTTGATAAAGAATGTAAGAAGATTCCATCACCACCATCTTCAATTAAAAAAAACGATACATCAAAATCTATAATAAAGAAAAAAACAGTTTTAACAAAACCTTTAACAAAAGAGTTATGTATATTATGGTCTAAAAATAAATTAAAAAATCCTATTACTAATCATCGAATCTCTGAAAAATCTAAAATTTATAAAGAATTTGAAACAGAATGTAAAAAGATGTTATTAAAATTATCATCTTCAAAAACTTCTTCAAGATTTTCATCAAAATCTTCTAGTCATTCAAATTCTTCTAGTTCATCTAAGTCTTCTAGTTCATCTAAATCTTCAAAAACCTCCAAAAAAATAATGAATAATGATGAAAAACAATATAAAGAAATTGATCAATATTATCCCGATATTAATGATCCTCATTTCAGAGATAAATTAATGGCATTGACTGAAATAAATGTTCATAGAATTAGTAAATATAATGATATAAATTCTATTGATGATTTTGAAAAAAAAGCCAATGAATTATGTTCTGGGTTTGATAAAAGTTTTTTCCAGTATTTAATGGGTCATTATCTATCTTATCGTATGCCTTATAAAAGTATTCTTATTTATTATTCAGTTGGTGTTGGTAAAACTTGTACAGCTATTACAATCGCTGAAAACTTCTTAATTTCTCATAATAGCTATGAAGAACCTAAAATTTGGGTTATTATGCCAGCAGCCCTTGAATCTGGTTTTAAACAACAAATTTTTGAAAAAGGAGATTATAAATCAATTGCTGATCAATGTACTGGCGATCTTTATGTTAAATTAGGACAATTAAATGAAAATTTATCAGACGCAGAAGTAGATAAAAGAGTTAAAAAACTTATTAAATCTCGTTATCAAATATTTACTTATGAAGGATTTGCTACATTTTATGAAAATAATTATACTTCAAAAGGTAAAATAGCACAAGATAAAATCATAATTGTCGATGAAGCTCACAATATACGTCAAGGTAATAGTGATGAAAAGAAAAGAATCTATAACTCTTTAATTGAAGTTGCTCAGACTGGAATTAATAATAAAATGATTTTACTGTCTGCTACACCTATGTATAATGAACCGAGTGATATTTTTGATTTAGTTGAATTATTATTATTAAATGATAAAAGAACTGATTTTATAATTCCTAAAATTATTTTTGATGAAAATAATGAATTACATCCAGATGCTAAATTATTTTTAGAAAAAACAGCATCTAACTACATATCTTATTTAAGAGGAAAGAACCCTTTTAATTTTGCCTTTAAATTATCACCATCTTTAAGCGATGTAAAAACCTTAGATAAAGTCATTGAATTAACTGAAAATGGTAATCCAATTGAAAAAGTTGATAAAAATTGGATTGATAAAGTAAAAGATGGTATAATTATTTCTAAATTAGGTGAAAAACAAATTAAATATTTAGAGGATAAACGAATTGTCGATGAAAATATTCAAAATAATTTTAAAGGTCTTCAACCTATGAATATTGTTTATGAAAATGCACTTGGATCTAAGGGATTTTATAATTTCTTTCGAAGAAGCGCTGATCCAAATAAAGATACTTATTCAGTTTCTTATAATCCTAAATATAAAGATGCTTTAATGCCAGATGAAAAACATCTTGGATTATATTCTGGAAAAATATTAAATGTTTTAAATATTATTCAAAAAACAAAAGGTATTATTATAATTTATTCAAAATATTTACATTCTGGCATAATACCTACATGTATTGCTCTTGAACATTTAGGATTTTCACGATATGGTGCTGATAATATGCTTGAAAATGCTTCAATAGTTAAAAACCCTCCTAATTATGAAGGAATAAGAAATCCGCGTTATTGTATTCTTACTAGTGATAACAATGATACCAAAATTATGGGAGGAACTACTATTCAAAAATTAGTTAATAGTATTAACAATCCTAATAATATTAATGGAGAAGAAATTAAAGTTGTATTATTAACTCCTATTGCCGGTGAAGGATTAAATATTAAAAATGTTAGAGAAATACATTTATTGGAAGCATGGTATCATTTTAATCGAATTGATCAGATTATAGGTCGTGGAATTCGTAATTGTAGTCATAAAAACTTACCAATTACACAAAGAAATGTTACTGTATTTATGCATTGTGCTATTCAAAATTATGATAAAGAGACAGCAGACGTTCATGCTTACCGTATTTCTTCTCGAAAATTATATCAGTCATTTATTGTCGATAATATCATTCGAAATTATTCAATTGATTGTAGTTTATTTAAGGACATCAATTATTTCCCTAAATCAATGTTTAAACTAGGTAATCTTAAAATAGAAACATCACAAGGAAAAAAGATTGATTATGAATTGGGCGATGATCCTATTTATGAACCTAAATGTAATATTGTTGAATATGAAGAAGATAGTAGAGGTTTTAGACAAGATACTTATAAACATTTGGCATTAAATACGCAAATGAAATTACGAAAAATATTATTAAATTATATTCATGATGAAAAATATTTTATTAATTATCAAGAAATCAATGATTTATTTCCAAATATTAACATTAATATCTTAATGTATTCCATACAAATGAGCATATATCCAAATGTAATTATTGATGGATATATAATAATACCTCATGAAAATGGTATACATATCGTTAAAGTTCTTAATGATGTTCCTTTAAAGATTGCTTTAATCAAAAGTGAAATAGAAAAAAAAGAAGTGGTTTTAAATGAAACTGATATTAAATTATACAAAGACTTCCTTAAATATAAAGAAGAACCTTTAAATGTTGCTATAATTGCTTTGTATTCATCTCTTGATATGATAACATTTGATTTTATTATTAAAAAACTTTTTTCATCAAAAGTTTTAAATGAAAATGATAATTTTATCGCAAATTGTTTATATAAAGAAGGTATATTAATTGGAGGTAAAGAAATACCTTCTATTGGTTCTCCTGACAAATATATAGGATTTGTAAATATCTTTAATGAAGAATTTGAACCATTATTATATAATGATGGAAATTATAAAACATTAACATCTAAACAAACTGAACAATTAATAGCAAATAGAAAACAAGTCGTCATTCCAGATATGAATAAAGAAAAAGTTTTATGGGGCTTATTTGTTCCTGTTTTTGAAAATAAAGAAAAGAAAAATAAAATAAATGTTTTTAAAATTTTAACTGCTGGAAGTGCGGTTGGTAAGAAAACAGGAATTGTTTGTACTTCCTTACATAAACCACAACATGAAAAAATATTAGATGAATTGGAATTAAAGAAAGGCAAATTTACTAAAAATCAATATTGTTCAAATATTGCCACACATCTTTATAAGATTAATCGCATTTCCTTAAATCCATCATGGAAACCTAAAATTGTTTTGTGATAAATAAATCGATCTTAATATTAAAAATATCCAAATTATATTACTTATATAACACCACATAGATCCCCATGTTTTATATTTATAATAATAATAAAATGATATAATAAGAGTTATGAAAGTAAATAATAAATTAATATATTTGCCCTTTCTATAACTCGGATACAAGTAATAAAATAAGATACATAATAATAGTGGAAATTCTATATCAATCCAGTGCCATCTTAAATGCCCATTTATACCTTTATCCATATATAATAAATTATTTCTATTTACATAATTTAATATATATAATGATAATAATAATATGATTATTAAATTTATCAATCTATCATAACCCTCTAAGTTTTTATAATTTAAATATAATATTTGAATTATTATTATAAAAAATCCAATAATACTTAAATAATAATTTATTTTTTTATTATTAATATATTTCCATGTAAAATATTCAAGTAATTGAATAGATGTAAATAATAAAACAATAATTATTAAATCCAATGATGTTTGATTTAATAATAAAACAATTATAGCAGATACTAAACCATAAATAAAAGTATTTAATGAAATTTCAGCATTATAACACATTTCTTAGTTTATTATAATAAACTAAATAAAAAGATCTTAATATCAAATAAACCCATGCTAAATTACTGAAATAACACCACATCGATCCCCATGTTTCATATTTATAATAATTATATAAAGAAAATGAGAGTAATATAAAAAAAGCAAATGTTAGTTGATAATTTTGTGATCTAATTAATGGATATAAATAAGCGAATAATGTCGCAAAAACCATTATTTTAGGAACTTTAACCCAATGCCATCTTAAATGACCATTTTCACCTTTGTCCATATAAAATAATTTATTTTTAAAACAATAATAAAAAATATATATTATTCCTATAAACATAATTATGAAAAGTATAAGTTTTTCAATACCATTTTCTAAATAATAATAATTTAATAAAAATACTTGTATTACTATTATTATCGCTCCAATAATACTTAAATAATAATTTATTTTTTTATCATCTATATATTTCCATGTAAAATATTCAAGAAGTTGCATGGATGTTATTGACATTATTATCAAGATTTTCCAATATTCAATTTTATTTAATAATAAAATAATAATAGCTGAAATTAAACCATAAATAAAAGTATTTAATGAAATTTCAGAATTATAACACATAATCTATAATTTTTATTATAAATAAATATAAGAATAGAAATGTCGAAAAATTATAAATTAAATTCAGTGCCTTTTATATTGAATACGGATTTTAATTCAAATTTATCATTAAAACAAGATACATTAAATAATTCTTCAATATTGTTTGGAATTGGTTCAAATATAACTTATATTAATTATAATACTTTATCAAATTTACCAGATTTATCAATTTATATTAAACCAGAAACATTACTTGAAAATATTAATTCTTTATATCAAGATAATTCAAATATAAATACTGCTATTAAAAGAAATAATACTTATACTAATAATATTAATAATTCCAATTTAATTATAACTTCAAATTTATTAGTTAATAATTGTATAAATTTTAGTGGTTATGTTTATTCAAATGCTACGCCTATTAATTTACCTTCATCAGATTATTATAATTCTACATTAACAAATTATACAAATATTAATAATCCTTTTTCTAATTGTTTTCCATCTTCAATTGGTTATATGGCTCTTTCTTTTAGTAATCTAGAATATGATATTTATGTATCTACATCACAATTTAATATAAATACATGTAATCAAGGAAATTTATTTGATTCAAATGTAAATACAGATTGTTTATGGGCTCCAAATCAATATAATGCTACAAATGGAATTTATTCATCAACAACAAGTTCTTTAAATGGTATTAGTGGCGATTGGATTATTATTAAATATCCTTTCTTATTTTTATTAACAAGTTTTCAATTTGTTCCATCAGTTTCTGTAACTGGCGGATCACCTTCTACATGGTCATGTTTTGGTTCTCTTGATGGAGTTAATTTTACATTAATACCACAAGCATGTAATAGTAATGCTCTTCAACCATATGGATATTATATAATGGTAGTTAATGGATTTTATACACCTTATTATTATATAGCAATACTTATAACATCTTTAACAAATAATGCACAGACTTTACAAATGTCTAGATTTGAGATTGTAGGTTTTCAACATACATATACATCAAATTCAACAGCTCGAATATCTTTAAGTGATAGTAATTCAATTAATATAAATAATCTCTCAACTGGTATATTATCTGTACAAAATTATCAAAGTATTGGATGTCTTCCATATGCTTCAAATTATGCTTTAACTGTTGGTGGAACTATTAGTACCTATAATGGAATTGTTTGTGGATTTAATAATAATAGATGGAATAATTTTAATTATTATCCAAATAATGCAGGTAATTGTATCCTTCTTCAACATCCATCTTTTAATGGAAATATTGGACCTCATTATCCAAATCCTGAATGTTCTATTATTATGGGTAGTCAATCTGCAGCACCTAATCAACCTATTTATGCTTCAATTCCAGCAGCTTTTTATTCAGGTGTTGTAAAATATTCATCCGGTTCAACAGCTTTAAGATATGATATTGGTACAGCAACTATTAATAATACATTATCAACTTTATCAGGAACAAATACTTTTAATCCAAATATATCTTTATTATTTAATGGAAATGTTGGCATTGGTTCAACATTTCCAAATAATTTATTAGATATTAATGGTAATAGTACTATTTTTGGTTCAATTGGAATAGGAACAACATCTATAAATACTAATTATGGTATTCAAATAGTTAAACCATATAATACTCAATTAAGAATTGAAGGTGGTGCTAATATAAATGCTCTTTCAATTGGTTCGAATGGTAATTGTTATGTTGATTCATCTACTTTAATAGGTGGTAGATTTACAATTAAAGATACTTCTGGTAATGTTGGTATTGGTTCTTCTTTGCCAAATACTAAATTAGATGTTAATGGTGTAATTAATGTAACTAATGGAGGTACATATTCAGTTCCATCATTTACAAATAATTATGGAGGAACAGGAGATAGAATTATTTTAAATTCAGGTACTGCTGGTTCTGTGTATCCTTATTCACTTGGTATAAGTAATTTAACATTATGGTATTCCGTGCCATCTTCTGCTATTCATAATTTTTATATAAATGGTATTTCTGTTTTTCAAATACAATCATCGGGTTTAAATTCATCAAATATTTATAATTCAAATTTATTAACTACTAGTAATATTAATGTAACTGGAACAACTTCTGCTTCAATTAATTCGGCAGGCGGAATAACAGCTACTGGTCTTTT